CGGATGAGCAATCTGCTTGGCACCATCACCGGGTTGATGCTCAGCCTGCCGCGTGGGTTGGAGGGTGCCAAGGTGACCCGCATCCGTACGCTCGGGCGTTACCTCGATGCGGACAACTTCCCTGGTGGTGTTAGCCCCTACAGCCCAGACCCGACGGCTGAGTTCCCGCGGCAGGTGTTCTACATCGACCGCAAGGCGGCTGAGACTAGGGACGTCGTCGAGTTTGAACTAGCCAGCGCGTTTGACCTGTTCGGCGTGCGCGGTCCGAAGCGGCAATGCCTCAGCGCATTCTGCCAATGGGAGTACCGCTCAACCGAATGCGGCTACAGCGGCGATCTGTATTTCGACGAGGATGATGTGCCTGTCGCCACGTTGGCGGAGGATGTCTGCGGCAAACGGCTGAGCAGTTGTGAGCGGCGGTTTGCGCAGATCGTCGGCACCGGCAGCGTTACCAGCGGCAGTAACCAACTGGTCCTAGAGTCAGCGGTCAACGTGAAGGCAGGGCTGCCGGTCAAAGGGTTTGCAGTGCCAAGCGGCGCCACAGTGTCAAGCGTTGCAGGTGCCACCATCACGATGAGCGCCAACGCAACAGCAACGACCACCATCAGCAAGACCGGCACACTGAGCACCAATCGCACCACCATCACCGGCATCAACACCAGCGGGCTAGCAGTTGGCATGACCGTCACAGGCGGCGGCATCCCGGCAGGCGTGTCAGTTACGGTCGAGTCTGTTGGCGCCACTACCGTGACGCTGAGCCAGCAATTGTCATGGCTGAACGTGGCCACACTGATCACGACCAAAACCAGCAGCTACCTGAAGCAACAGGCATTTGGCTACGCCGCCAACCCACGCGACCCGGATCCTGTTGGTGACGTGATCGTGGTGCCCAACACGACGAGCATTGCACTGGGTCAGTACGTCATCGGTCCCACCATCGCAGAGGCCGACACTGCAACGGTAACCGGCATCCTCGGCAACAGCGGCACCCTTAAGCGTGTGCTGCTGTCGTTCAATGCGAAGATCGCCAACAGCACCGGCAGTTACAGCTTCTACGAAGTGCAGACCCAAGCATCCGCGACCTACACATTCACATCACCCGATCGCAGCTATGTGTTCCGTACAGATGGCATCCTGAACTTCGGGTCATTCCCTGGCGTCAATAGTTATGTGGCGTGAGCAGGCCATGTTGCACGCCAAGCAGCAGGACCCAAAGGAGTCGTGCGGCCTGCTGGTGCAACTGGATGACCTGACGTATTGGCCCTGCGCAAACCTCGCCAACAGCGGGCAGGAGTTTGTGCTCAATCCGCTGGACTATGCAGCAGCAGAGGATGCCGGTGTGGTGTTGGCCGTCATCCATAGCCACCCTGGCGGACCGCTGGAGCCGTCTAGAATGGACATCAGAGGCATCAAGTTGAGCGGCCTTAGCTGGTTTATCCTTGATCCACGCACCGAGCAATGGTCTGATGAATACCATCCGAGTGTATGGGCCGCTAACTGAGTTCCTCGGGCGCCGTGTTTTTGAGGCTGTTGTCGATACTGCCATCGAGGCGTTGCGGTTCCTTAATGCCAACTTCCCTGGGTTGCGCCAACACCTAGCGAATCAGCGATACTGCATTGCGGTTGGCGACCATCTGCTGACTGCTGACGAGCTGAGCCATCCGATCGGGCGCCAAGAGCTGCGGATCATCCCTGCGTTCAGTGGGGAGCTAGATATTCTCGGCGCGCTTGTTGAGGGAGTGTCTAACGTTGCCACTCAAGCAGCGCCAATCCTGTTAGGCATTGGCCTGTCCGTTGGCCTTTCATACCTATCAAGCCAACTGCAGAGCAAAACGCCGCAGGTTGGCGTGTCGGCGTCATCCAGCACGCAGAACGACCCGCGGTCTAACTTCAGCTTCAGCGGTGTGCAGAACACCGCAAGAGCTGGCGTACCGGTGCCGATCGTCTATGGCGAGGTGATCGTCGGATCAGTTGTTGTCAGTGCCGGCATTGACACTGTGCAGGTGAAGGCATGACGCTGCAATCGACGCAATACACCCAGATCGTTGACCTGATCAGCGAAGGCGAGATCGAGGGATTGGTCAATGGCGAGCAGTCGATCTTCCTGGACAACACGCCGCTGCGTGATGCTGGCAATCGCCTGAACTTCCAAGGCGTCGAGGTAGACGCAACTGCCAAGGGCACGCAGGCTCAATCGCCGCTGAAGTATGGCGACACCATTTCAGAAGAGCGAACGGTTGGCGTCACTGTTGACGCAGCCAATCCGGTAATGCGTACCATTGCGGACAACAACGTCGATGCAGTGCGGATCACGCTGCAGTTCCCTGTGCTGTATAGCGACAGCGGCAACAAGGGGACAAAGGTGCAGATCCAGATCTCTAGGCGCTACAGCGGCGGATCTTATGTTGTCATTCACAATGACATCGTCAACGGCAAATCGCTAGATCCATACAACCGTGACTATCAGATCGATCTAGACGGCGCGTTTCCGGTTGACATCAAAGTCACTCGCGTTACCGCCAACTCAACCAGCTCCAAGGTGCAGGATAAGTTCAACTGGTCGTCATACACCAAAATCATCTATGGCAGGCTGCGGTATCCCAACAGCGCTGTCATCGGCCTGCGGCTGGATGCAAAGCAGATCGGCAGCATCCCTAAGCGCAGCTACCGCATCCGTGGCATCAAGGTGGCAATCCCTGATGGTGTCACCGTTGACCCTGGTACCGGGCGGATCGTTTATCCGGCTGGCTTTGTATGGAGCGGCAATTTCAGCGCAACCAAGCAATGGACCAATGACCCTGCATGGGTGCTATGGGATCTGCTGGTCAACAGCCGCTATGGGTTCGGCGATCACATCCAAACATCGCAACTGGATAAGTTTTCATTCTTTACCGCGTCGCAGTATTGCAGCGCGTTGGTACCGGATGGCCTTGGTGGCACTGAGCCACGATTCTCCTGCAATGTCAACATCCAATCAGCAGACGATGCCTACAAGCTGATCAGTGACATGTGCTCGGTCTTTCGGGCAATGCCGTATTGGTCTGAGGGTGCGCTCAGCATCGCGCAGGATGCACCGGATACCGTCGCGCACCTGTTCACGCTGGCTAATGTCACGCAGGATGGGTTCTCGTATCAGGGCAGCAGTCTGAAGGGCAGGCCTACCGTTGCGATCGTGTCCTACTTCGACATGGACACCCGCGACGTCGCACAGGAGGTGATCGAGGACCAGGATGGCATCCAACGGTACGGCATCCAAACGGCTGAGATCCAGGCATTTGCCTGCACCAGCCGCGGGCAGGCGCATCGACTAGGTGAGTGGTTGCTGTACTCCAACCGCTACGAAACCGAGGTCATCACGTTCAGTGCATCGCTTGACGCTGGCGTGGTGCTGACACCTGGGCAGATCGTTGAGGTATCCGATCCAACCAGAAGCGGTCAGCGTCGCGGTGGGCGGATCACATCCGCAACGACAACAGCGATCACCGTTGACAGCGCCACTGGCTTGGCGCTCGGGACCAGCCCGACGCTGTCGGTGATCCTGCCGACCGGTGCGGTTGAATCCAGAACGGTGTCATCCATCGTCGGCAGTGTGATCACGGTCAGCAGCGCGTATTCGACGGCGCCCAATGCCAACAGCATTTGGCTGTATCAGACCGAGGATCTGGAGGCATCAACCTGGCGGATCGTCAGCATTGCCGAGTCGGAGCAGGCTGTCTACACCATCAGCGCGGTCGCTTACAACAGCAGCAAATACGACTACATCGAGCGGGATGTGCCGCTGCAGTTCCGGGACATCACCAACCTGAACGAAGTGCCATCTGCTCCTGGCGGGTTGACGCTGCAGGAGCGTGTCTTTGAAAGCAACGGCATTGTCTTGGCTCAGTTGCAGGTGGCATGGTCAGCAGTGACCGGCATTGACATCTACCGCGTGCGCTGGCGCGTTGATGACGGCAACTGGGTCGAGACGGATCAGGAGACCGTCGCATACGACATCGACATCGCCGTCGCTGGCCTGTATCAGGTTGAGGTCTACAGCGTCAATCCGGTCAACCGGCGACTGTCGGCAACAGCAGCCATCGGATCAGTCGAGGCAGTTGGCAAAACCGCCGCACCTGCATCACCGACCGGACTGAGCCTAGTGGCAATCGACGAAGCGTCAGCGGTCATCAGTTGGGATCGCAGCACCGAGCTGGACGTGATTCTGAATGGCAAGGTGCTGATCCGGCATCAACCGGTGCTGACCGGCGCAGCATGGGAGAGCGCACAGGAGATCGTGGCTGCAGCGGCTGGCGGCCAGACACAGAAACAGGTGCCACTGCTGGAGGGCACTTACCTGCTCAAGTTCGAGGACGACACCGGCAACCGCAGCGTCACAGCAGCATCTATCATCGTTGACCTGCCAACGCCATTGCCGCGGCTGCTGGTGCAGACCTACACGCATCCGCCATTCACCGGCACGTTTGTCGATACCTTCTTTTTTGAAGCAGCCACAGGCGACGGACTGTCGATCGCTAACGAGACCTACATCGACGACATGGCGCTAGACGGGAACTGGGATGCGCTGGATTCGATCGACAACATCGGCGGTGCGCTTGAGACCGGCGAGTACCTGTTCAACCAAACACTTGACTTGAATCAGGTGTATGACGTGAACGTCCGGCGCACGCTTGAGTTCTACACGTTCATCGCTGGTGCGTTGTGGGATGACAGGACCGGCGACATCGACACATGGAACACCATCGACGACCTAGGCGATCGCACCAATGCGTTGATGTACGTTCGCACCACCACCGACAACCCGTCAGGATCGCCGACATGGGGCGATTGGCGCGAGTTTGCAAATGCGACGGTGCGTGGCCGCGGCTTCCAGTTCAAGGTGGTGCTCAACACAACTGATGCGACTCAGGTGCCGGTTGTCACTAATGCCAGTGTTGCCGTCGAGATGCAGCAGCGTGCCGAGATCTCAGACGTAAGCGACACGCTGAACACAGCAGCAGAGATCCAGGCTGGCAGGGACTACACCATCGTGAGCGCAGGGACGACCAACTTCACACTGATCGGCGCGGCCAACAACAATCCTGGCACCAAGTTCACCGCAACTGGACCGGGCACCGGGACCGGCACTGCTGCTGGACCGTTCCTGATCGACTTCGTTGACAACTTTTACCAGTCGCCTACGATGGGCATTACGATCTTCAACGCAGATAGCGGCGACTACTATACACTGGACACGTTATCGCGCACTGGCGTTGATCTTGTGATCCAGGACAACAGCGACAAGCCAGTCGCACGCAACTTCCAATACACCGCCGTCGGTTACGGCAAGGAGATCACCTAATGGCGCAACACGACTACGACATCGCCAACCAAGCCGGCGCTGCGTTTCGCTCAGACCTGAACAATGCGCTGTCGGCCATTGCGACCAACAACAGCGGAACCACGGCACCCTCGACGACGTTTGCCTACCAGTGGCACGTTGACACCGATGCGCCGGCGACGTTGTATATCCGCAACGGCGCCAACAGCGCCTATATCGAGGTCGGTGATGTAACGCTCGACAACCTTGGATTGCAAAAGTTCAGGCGCGCAACCGCACAGGCATCCACGTCTGGCACGGCGATCACGTTTGGCAGCATCCCAAGCTGGGCCAACCGGATCACCATGATGCTCTATGGCGTCAGCACTAACGGCAGCAATGAGCTAATCGTTCAGCTTGGTACTGCTAGCGGTTTTGTCACAAGCGGTTACAACTCCAACTCGGAGAGCGTCGCAGCTACATCTAGTCAATACAGCAGCGCTGGGTTTCTTCTTACAAACACAACTCTAAATACATATCTGCACTCAGGCATAGTGCACATGATCAGGGTTGACGGCAACAATTGGGTTTACATGTCAAACGTAAAGCGCGCTGCAGTTTCAGGTACTACAACCAGCGCCTACGGTGCCGGTGATGCCACCTTGGGTGCAGTGTTGACACAAGTGCGGTTGACTAGCACTAACACGCCAGATACCTTCGACGCTGGTACCGTTAACATAGTGTACGAGTCCTGATAGCACATGGCCGACCGTAAGATCTCTGACCTGACAGCGCTTACGGCGCCTGCTGCAGGCGACTACCTGCCGATCGTTGACATCAGCGAGGCATCAGCCGCCAACAAGAACAAGCGCATCACGATCGAGGAACTGCTCCGCGGCGCACCTGACGGCACCGCGGCAGCACCCAGCATCGGCTTTGAAAGCGACCCCAACACCGGCATCTACCGACCTGGCGCGGATCAGGTTGCGATCAGCACCGGCGGCACGGCGCGGTTGTTTGTTGACTCCGCAGGCAACGTAGGGATTGGCACTACGAGCCCAAATCAACCGCTTGAGGTAAACGGCACCATTAGAGGCGGAAGTTATCAATTTTCAGATAGTGGCACAAGTGTTGCTTCCTATATCGGGTTTTCAAACTCCAATGGCCCCACTGTTGAGTTTTGGGGGTCTGCTTCTGCAAACTCTGGTTCGCTTCTTATTAAGACAGCAGGTACCGAACGCGTCCGCATCGACAGCTCCGGTCGCCTGTTAGTTGGCACGTCTTCATCCCCTGGCAATGGAAATGAAAAAGTAGGGATTAGCTCCAGTGCGGATGGCATTTGGATTGATGCAACCGGCGGCGGCGGCACAGGTATTGTTATTGACAGAACCGCAGCAGATGGAGATCTAATTAACTTTTTGCAGGCAGGTGCGCAGGAAGGTGTTATCTCCGTATCCGGTACAACCGTTACCTACGGAGGCGGCCACCTGGCCCGTTGGTCGCAACTGCCAAACGAACAGGACCCTTCGGACCTGCTAAAGGGCACTGTCATGTCCAACCTAGACGAGATGTGCGAGTGGGGGGAGGAAGATAACGAGCAGCTCAACAAAACCAAGGTGAGCGACATCGAAGGCGACCTCAACGTGGCTGGCGTATTTGTCTCTACATCGTTTTCAGACGATGGCCCGCTGGACTACTTTGTCGCAATGACTGGCGACATGATCATCCGCATTGCGGCAGGCATCCCTGTGCATCGCGGGCAACTGCTGATGTCCGCCGGTGATGGTACCGCCAAGCCTCAGGACGATGACATCGTTCGCAGCAAGACCATTGCCAAGGTGACATCCAATCACGTCACCTGCACCTACGATGATGGCAGCTACTGCGTGCCCTGTGTGCTGATGGCTTGCTGATTAGCTCTACTCTCTGCTAACCACCACAGTCACTATCCATGTCCGACACCGTTTTTACCTGGCACATCGCTCAACTGGAGCGCGAGACCGCTGACGGATACGTCTTCACGGCTCACTACACCATCGACGCCAACGACGGCACCTACAAGGCCGGCGCCTATGGCTCGATCGGCTTCGAGCGTCCCGAGGAGGACATGATCCCCTTTGCTGACCTGACCGAAGAGATCGTCATCGGCTGGGTCAAGGAACGGTTGGACGTTGAGCAGATCGAGGCAGCACTGCAAAGCCAACTCGATGAACAGCGCCATCCCAGCAAGGCCAGTGGCTTACCCTGGGCTGCGTAGACTAGTGGCATGATCGAGCTGATCGCTGCTATCGCAGGAGCCTCTATCAGCGTGGCGGCTATGGGCGCCATGGGGTTCAGCCGTCGCAACGATGAAGCCCGTGAGGCAGTGATCAGGCTCACCGCTGCAGTGGAGCACATCGCCACGCAGCTTGAGGTCATGCACACCGACATCCGCACCGACCGCCAGGAGACGTTCAAACGGCTCAATGGCGTCGAGCAGCGCGTCGCTACGCTTGAGGCACGACCACACCGCTGACCATGGACGCTCAGACCGTTGCTGTTGTCGCCATCGTTCTTGCTGCTGGCAGCGAGATCATCGCGCTGACGCCGCTCAAGTCGAATAGCTGGATTCAGCTTCTGCTGCAGGCCCTTAAGTTGATGTTCCCCAAGCGTGGCTAAAGCACCGATCAAACCCAGCGACCTGTTCCGGTACTGGAAGGCGCTGCCGCATCAGCAGGC